ATGGAAAAGTTTCACTCTTTGTTTTTAAATATCTTATATCATTACCCATAATTAACTTCCTTTCTTAATAAAAAAAGGGCGAACCACTAACGATTCGCCTTACTTTTTCTTTTTGATGATGTTTTCTTACTTGTTTTAGTATCAACATCATCTTTAATAACTTTTACAAATTTCTTGATTTCAGCATACCTATCTTCACTTACGTTGGTTAAAATATCACCAACCTTATGCCACATTTTAGTATACTTATCTTTAAATCTTGTTATAACTTCAACTTTCATTTAACATCATCCTTTCAACAATTATGCAGATTGAACAAATAATGAATCCAAGAATGTATTTGCATCTTCTTCACTATCAAAAGTTGCTCTCTTTCTCCAATCTTTATTATTATCTGCAAATATAGTTCCTTCAACAGATGGTGTTGAAAACTCTAATGAATCACCTTTTGTTTTCTTATCAGTAACATAAGGTTTAAATTGAACTTTTGGAAACCATTCAACTTTAAATTTTCTAGATCCATCTATAATTTTTGGAACTACTTGACCAAATCCGAAATATTTAGCAACATCATCAGTATTTGATTTATATACTTTAATAGTTTTAGCATCTTGACCTTCACCAATTGTATAATTTTCACTTGATTCACCAAGTAATACACTGAATTTTGCATCATCGTCATCATCAATACCCATTGTTATAGTTCCATCAATAAATTCATCTATATTTTCTTTTGTTACATCATCTGCATGTAACTTTGCATTTGCAATATTTAAAGAAACTTTACATTCAATAGCACCTGCTAATGTTCCAACAGTACCATAAGTTTCCCCATCTTCATTCATTAATGCATATCTAAATCTTCTTAATCCTATTGATGCCATAAAAACATTACCTTCCTTTCTATTATTAATCATTTAAAAATGTAACTTCACTTTCAACAAAAAAGTCTATCGGAATATGCCAAAGTTTAGTATCTTCTTCATAATCTTCTAGACCATCTTGAACCCATGTGAATCTACATTCTTTTACTAATTTTTTCTTAACTTCATTTTTTAAAGCTTTATAATTTTTATTAGAATAAATATCTAATGTACCATATGTTCCTTCAACAATTGGTAAATCATCTGCAAATCCTTCAGGTTTAGTGTTATATGTATAATATGTTAGGTAAGTAGAAGCTTCACCATTGTAAATATTCGGACTTATTGGAATTTCTACATCATCAAATGTGAAATCTTCAAATACTTTTTCTAGTATAGTGTTAATATTCATTGTAAATCTTTCAACTTCCTTTCATGCATCTTTTTCCACTGACTATTGATAGCACCTTCACACCCTTGAATAGCAGGTCTTACAAATGGTTGTGCTTTTTCGTGACTTGTACCATATTCAATACGAAATGCTTTTAACCAGTTTGTAATATCATACTTTTTACCTTGCTTGGTTTTATGTGTTCCATCAGTTCCAGTAAATTTAACACGACCAACCCAAATACCATCTTTATCTTTAGTTGGTTTAGTACATTTTAAAGAACTTGCCATTCTACCTGTAACCACGTGTTTACTTGCACCACTTTGAATTGCAGATTTCATAATTTCTTGACCTGCCGAAATCATGTCTTGATACACTTCTTCACTGTTAGCAAAAGTTTCAATCTTCTTGATCATTTCTGCAATTGTATTGTCTTGTTCAAAACTAGCCATGCTTTTTAGAAACTGTGCTACAAGTTAATTCTAATAATTCACTTGTAGTTTCATATGTCCTTTTTATTTCATATTTTTTATTAGTTTCATAATCAATTAATACTGGTTGTCCAGAATAATTGCATTTCATTAATTCGACAATAAGTTCTGCATTATAACCCATGATTTTAGAATGTTCTTCTTCAGCTCTAGTGACACTTTTAAAATTTGCAGGTATCGGTTCTGTTCTAGTTTCAACATCCACTGAGAAACCATCGGAATCCTTTGTGGATGTATATGAAACAAGAACGATTGCATCCTTCCAATTATTCATTTGTATCACCTGCTTTATAATCGCTTTCAAGTGTCATTTTGTCACGATATGATTCATACATTTTCATATATACTTCAGTATCGCTTCTATCATTTCCACGATTTGCTTTTACAAAAGCAGTTATACAATTAATAACTTGATCATCATATTTATCAGCTTCATTTTCTTCCTTTTTTTTCAAAGGTTTAAATTTATCTGCACTAATACCACTTTGAATACAATCAGTAATTCCAGCAGAAATCAATGATTTAATTTCTTCATCAAAAACTTCTGTATAGATATAACATCGTTTTTTAATGATTTCTAACATAACAATCAATCCCTTCTGCTTTTATTTTTTAATTATTCAGCATCAGAATCTTCAGAAACTTCTTTACCATTTTCAGGTTCAACTGATTCTTCTTCTGTTTCTTCTTCAACTGTTTCTTCGTTTTGAACTTCTTCTGTTTCTTCTTCAGAAACTTCTTTACCATCAGATATTAAACCTGCTTTTAATAATTCTTCAAAACGTTTTTTATTTGCTTTAAAGTCATTATTAACTTTATAAGCATTTCCAGTTTTTCCATCAACAAATGGAATTAATACTATTCCTGATTTCATATTAAGCAACTACTTTTTTAACTCTTACGAAACCATCAAGCTTAACAGTGTTACCACCAGCCATAACTGAAGCTTTATAAGAAGTAATTCCTTGTTTAAATTTGTAATCAGTTGATTTTGCAATTTCCATATCACTAAAGATAGTTACTTTATAGTTCTTTAATGAACCATATGCCATACAATTGTAAGTACCAGCAGTTTCACCAGTTGCACTTACTGAATGACATTGTGAACTAATAATATAAGGTATTTTATCAATAGTCTTATTTTTAGTATCGATGTCATAGAATTTTTTACCATCTTCAGTTCTTACTTTACTAAATGCTTTTAAATCAGCTTTAGATAAGATTAAAACTGCATCTTCTTCAACATCTTCACTTCCACCATATGCGAATATGATGTCATCAAGTGTTTCATTATCAATAGTGCTTACAGTAACATCAGTATCACCAGTAATTTCAGTGTTATTTTTGAAAATACCCATGAATGATTTGTTACCAGTACCATTTAATGCATATTCAACCATTTTTTTCTTTAATGCTATTTTCATGTTGTCTTCAACTTTAGCAACATAATCTTGTGCTGGTAATTTTTCAGCTTCTTCAGTAATTTCTGCATATGCAGTTACTTTTACTTTATTAATATCTGCATAACCAAATTCTGGTTCAGCATCAGTATAATTTCCAGCTTCATCAGTTTGTCCACCAGTTCCATATGATTTAACATATGCTTCTTGATAAGACTCACCACCATTTAATGAATCAATAGTAACTTCATCGATTAATGTTGAAACTTCATTAAACTTATCATTAATTTCCTTTCCTTGATGTTTTGGTGTTAATAAATCACCACTTGAAACAGTTACACTTCTTTTTTCTCTTAAAGCATTAGCTCTTGCTTCAATTTTAGATAATTCTTGTTTTCTAGCTTCTTCGCTTTCAACTTCAACTTTTTCAGCTTCTACAACACCATTGTTGATGTCTTCAGCTAACTTGTTTCTTGCTTTCATTTTTTTCATCTCCTTTAATTGATTTGTTAAACTTCTAGATTCTTCTTCTAGTTTTTCAGTATCAGCTTCAGATTCTTCATCTTCAAGTTCATCTATGATTTCTTGAAGTCTATTTTTGATTTCTTCTTCTGATAACTTTCTTTCTTCTTTAGTCATCTTTTAATCACCCTTTCCTTTCAAAATTAAAAGAACATAATTAAATGTTCCTTCTGACTAAATTAATTCTTGCTTTATTTTTGTTATTAAAGCGATTCTTTTTCGTTGTTCGTTCTCCTTCTTCTTCAAGGTGTCGTTTTCCAACTTTTCCATTTCAGACTTTTCCAAGTCTAAAACTGACCTTGCAGATATAGAAGTGCTGTCATATGCAGGAAAATCCACTGCACTGACATCGTACAACTTCTTAATCTTCAAAACTGTTCTCACGTGTGTGTCAATGTCATAACTTTCTTCTGACACTGTATATGCATACGACATTTTGTCGATTAAGCCACTTTTAATATCACGATATAATTGTTTATGTCCTTCATCTTCTGGATTTAAACTAATTAGAACGTGTAATCCATCTTCTTTTACTTCTAGATGTAAAGAATCATTTCTTGTTCGTGCATAAACACGACCACCATGATTGTAATTAAATATAACATCTGATATATCAGCTTCCTTAAAAGCATTTTTATCAACTTTTTCTTTATATTCAATTCCTTCCCATTCAAAAAGTGTTGTTTCTGAATCAAATACACAAGCAACACCTTCAATAGTCATATCTTCAGATTTATCATCTTCATTTTCTTTAGCACGAATTTCAAAATTTTGGAAACTTCTTAAATTCCAACCTTTTTCTATTAAAGATTGAATTCTTTCTTCATCATTCTTCTTTTCCATCATTTTCACCTTCCTTTTTCAATTTATTATCTACTGGTGCAGTATCAAGTCTTCTGATAAATTCATCACCATTTTCAGTAGATGGTAAATTCATTACTTTTCGCCATTCATTTACATTCATAGCACCACGATCAACCATTTCTTTTAAGTTAAGTTTTGTTTTAGGTGAAGTAAATTCAAGTGAACTTGCTTCAAATATAATTTCATTTCCACATTCTAATTCGTGTTTAGTAAATAACTTAAAAGTTAATTGATCGCTTAATTCAGTTGCAATTGGTTCAATCTCTGATTCATAAAATGCATTCCATTCATCTTCTGTATAATTGTTTTGAATTATCTTATCAGATACACCAAAATAATTTTTTAATCTTGTTTCATATTTAGCAATAACATCACCATTAGGAACAAAATTATCTTCTTTAACTTGTTCAATATCATATCTTGGATCAGTAGTTGCTATATTTCCAGCTTCTGCTTTTTCAATATCAAGATAATTATCAGCAAATTCTTTAACTGCAAGTGTTTTGTCTTCTGGTCTTAAAACTTGTTTAAATTTCATTAACCATTTAATAATATTACTGTTCTTTATTGATTTAATAATCCCTTTATCAGTTGTATCAATAACACCCATTACATTATTTAAAACTGTTGAACAATCACTTCCATAAAAATCACTATCATTAAAATCTTTTCTTAAGTGAATTACATCACAATATGGAACAGTCATTTGTTTACCATTTCTAAATGTAAATTGTGCAAATACTTCTTCACTTTTTTCTAATAATTCAACTTTAGTTGTTGGTATTGGAAAAATACTTAATGGATTTCCCAAAGCATCTTTTCTAATAAATGCATAAGCATTATTTGTTAATTCTCTTTGGTTCATCATCTTTTCAAGTAATTTTTGCATACTCATATATTGATTAGGAAATCTTAATAACATTTTTATACTAGGATTAGGACTATATTTTCTTTCACCAGTTTTAACATCTGTTCTTATATGTATCGGATGTAATTTACCAACTGCATTAGTTTTTGGTCTGATACATGAACGAACAATATCATTGTTATAAATATTTCCATCAAATGAACTAAATGTTGATGTGGTTGATGATAATAATTTGAATTGTGTATAACCTGTCTTACTAGGTTGGTCATCCCTTCCAAATATCATCTTAAATAAACTTCTTTTTCTTGCCATCTTTTTCCCTTCTTTCAGACCATATTTTCATAATCATCTTTGTGATTTGTATATACAACATAAGCATCTATTAGTGACATTGTTCCATCAATTCTTTTTCTTTGGTTTGATGGTTTAACAGGTCTTATGTTATCATTTTCATCACGTTTAACCACTGTGTTACTTAAGCACCATTTATCAATTGGATTATTGTTATAATTAACCCTATCTTTTTGTAAATCTGCTTTTAAATTTTTCATTGGTATACTAAATGTTTTAGCACCTTGAATAACTGCTTCCATAGATTCTTCACCAAATTCTTGTTTCATTTCTTCAACCCAGTAAGGTGAACCCCATGGATCGTAACCACATTTATATAAATAAATCCCATACTTATCACGTAATTCTTTAAACCATTCTGTTATGTAATGATAGTTAATTCTATTTCCTTCAGTTAATCGAAGTAATCCCCTATCATGCCATATCTTATATGGAACGTTGTCGCCACCTTTTTCAGATAACTTACATCGTTCTTCAAATAAGTCTTCAGGTAAGAAGTACATCTGAATAACATAGAATTTATCAGGTTCTTCATATCTTTTACATATCATTTTTGCACTTGTTAAATCGGTTGTTCCAGATAAATCTACACCACCAATTCCATATCTAAATTTCTTTTCTTTAATATCAAATGTTTCTTCATTGTTTAAGTCTTCCCAACTTAACCATGCATTTTCACTTGATTGTTTTAAATTGAAATCTTTTACAAGTACCGTTCTTCTGAACTTATCATCAATTAAAGCTCTTTGAACATTAGCACGTAATTCTTCACGTGACTTAATAATGTCTAATCCTGGATTTGCTTTAATCCAATACTTTTCATCCATCCATTCGTTTGGTTCATCAAGTTCATAAATAAAAGAAAGAATGGTACCATCATATTTATAACCATTCTTTTCATATAAGATGTTATCGTATAATTCATATTGATCATCAAATATAGTTTCACGATGGAAACCATTGGTTGACATGATATTCAATAATGGTTGTTCACGTGCTGACATTGACTGTTTGATAACATCATATAAGTTTCTATCTTTTATTGCATGTAATTCATCAATATTACCATAACTTGTATTTAATGAATCCAGACTATTAGAATCAGAACATAAAGCTTCCATTTTTGAAAATGTTCTTCCAAAATACAAATCAGTTTGTCGTTTCTTTAAATGTTTACTTAATGCAGGTGATTGCTTAACCATATTTTGTGCTTCAACAAAACCTTTTTTAGCTTGGTCTTTTTTAGTTGCAACGAAATATACTTCTGCACCACCTTCACCATCACCCATTAAAGCATATAATGATAATCCTGCACTTTCAGTTGTCTTACCATTTTTACGACCTTCGATAGTTGCATTTTCACGACATCTTCTGAATCCAGTATTCTTATCAACAAAACCATATATCGCTTGTATTTTTGCTTTTTGAAACAATGCAAGTTCAATTGGTTCACCAATATTAGTTCCTTGCGACCTTTTACAAAAGTCTTCAATGAATTCTATTGGGTAAGTTGCCTTATCAATATCAAATGTCCAGTTATCACCTAATAATTTTGGATTATCAAGTTCTTTGATTAACCATTCATATTGTTTAATAACTTTTTTTGAAGTTAAAATTTTCCCAGTTGAAATTTGTTCCCAATATTCACGAATATAATTTCTTTTTTTCATTATTGTTTCTTCTTCATGAATTCCAAGAACTCATCCTTATCTTCAACTGGTTTATTATCACCATAATTTTTAGGTAATAATGAACTTAATTGTTGAATCCCTTTAAGAAAATTAGCATACATTTTGTTGTAAGAAGTTAATGCTGGATGTTCTTTCATAAATGTCTGACTTGCATTGATTGTTGTCTTTACAAGTTCATCATTATTTATGATTGCCATCAAATCTTCCAAAGTCACAGACATAAAAGCAACATTATCAAGTAGTTTTAATGCAGTCTTATATTCTTTTTCTGGTAAAGCTTTATAGATTTTTTCAAGTCTATCTTTTTCAGCTTTAATTCTTTCTTCTTTGGTCAATTCTTTCTTTTTTGCCATATTATCATTACCTTTCTTACTGAACCCCCATCGCATAATAAAACCCATCTTCAGTTCTTTGAAATGGGGGCGTCGGTATTTTCGTGACTATTTTTCTTCTTCAAACAGGGGGGACTTGACTAAATTTCCAAATTCATCAAATTTTAATCCATCTTCAATATCTTTTTCAGTCCTACGTTTTGAATTATGACATTCTTCACATAGCAATTGAAGGTTATCTTCATTCAAAGTAATGTTAGGATCATTGATATTATCAGGTGTAATCTCAATAATATGATGAACTTGGTCACCATATTCACCACATTCTTCACAAGTCCAATGTCTTGATTGACAAACATATAATCTTAATTTCTTCCATTGACTAGAATTATAGAATGATTTTGAATATTCAAGTGCCATTTTATCAACTCCAAAATAAAAGAATAGATGTCTTTCAACCTATTCTTCACACTACCATAATAACATAAATCTAATGGGAATTTTGGGTAATTTAATATCTTCTGTAAATTGTTTTTAATTTATAGAACCATAGAACTTTAACATATCTTTGTATTCTCATAATATCGAAATCAGAAGTAAATGTTTTATTTTCAAAGTTATCATTGAAATAATAATGATAATTATAAGGATTATTAACGTGATTAATTCTTCCACTTCTATATGTAACAATATCACCAAATCTTATATCTTTAATCTTCATTGATCATCACCTGCACTTTCATCGAACCAAATTCTTAAATCATAGAATTTATCTGAAAATGTATAATACTTTAACATGTTTGAAAACCATTCATACATTTCTTCCCTATTGTAAAAATGTCCACCAAGCATACAATTATTTCCATATTTCATTTCAAAGAACCACATTTACTTATCACCACTTTTCAAACATTTTTCTAATCGTTTAACAAAATCCCATAATGGTTTATCAAAACAAATAATATAAGTTTCTTTGAATTTATCAATCTTTCTAGATGCTTTAACAATTCTATCTGATAAATCCTTTTCCTTTTCAATTAAGTTTTCTTGTGAATACTCTTTATTAACTGTATGACAACAACATCCATTATTTATATAACAATTAGTTTTAGAACATTCTTTATTTAATAATGGACTACATAAATATAAATCTTGTTTTATATCTATTTCTTTAGCCATTACTTTCACCCACTTTTTTAATATGTTTTAATTTTTTTCCTGTTACTAATTCAATAAGTTCATCTATATCAGAATATTCTTCATAATATGTTATGATATATCTTTTTCCTTTTCTTTTTCGATGATATTTTTTAGTAAAGTTAATATTCGCTTCAAATGTTAGTCCATTATTATCAGTTAATAATTTAAAACCTTCAACAAATTCATCATGTTCATTATTACTGAAATCTATACCAACATTTTCACATTTACCAACTTCTAATTCTCGACCATCTTCTGTAATTATTTTTAAATTACTTAATCCTATTTTTCCATCATTCATTACTTTCACCAATTACTTCGATAGGTTCATCATCCAAAGCTTTTAAGATACATTCAACATTTTGAACATCAAGTCTATTTTCTTTTATTAATAATTTTAAATATCTTTTTAAAGTCAAATATCTATCTTCAATAATCATATATTGATTAGTAGTTTTTTGATTAATAACTTCATTCACTGCACTAATCATTAGTATCACACACCTTTCCAAGATACATAATTATTCCATTAATCAATTCAGATAATTTATCATTATGTAATCCTAATTTTTCAGTAATATAACCAACTTCTTTTATTGTATTAGGTACAAATCCATAAGATGTATGATCTATTATACTAACAAATAAATATTCTTTTTTAATTCCACGTTGAAATGAACCTTCTTTAACATCTAATCCTAATTTAAAAATAATATCAAAATGTGTATATTCTTCATCAGTCCATCCGATTCCAACAGTTTTATTTTGTAATAATTCTTTAGCAATAGTTTCGTATGTTCCATTACCATTAATTATTTCTAAATATTCATTTCTATTCATCATTTAACATTAACACCTACTTTATCAGCTTTTTTAACTTTTGCTTTATATACTTTCTTTTTGTATGTTCCTTTAGATGAATCCCATACTTTCTTACAAAGACTTGTTTTTGCTTTAAATACTTTTTGTTTTTCTCTAAAACTCATTTTTTCCAAATCTTCATCAGATGTATTTGCTAATTGAATTGTTTTTTCTAATTTTTTATTTCTTTCTTCCAATTTATCTAACATTCTTTTCTTTCATCACCTTTCTTAAATCTTTTATAAAATCATTATATTTTTTACTTACAGTCTTTCTATCAAGTTCCATAATATTACCTATTTCTTCCCAAGTCATTAAATCAATATTTCTTAATCTTACAATTGTTCTTAATTTGGAATCTGGTATTGTTTCAATAA